CCATGGTGAATGACAATTTATCATGTGAGTTTGCTAAGAAAGTATTCGTGCAAGGCAAGGATTGTGCGGCTTTCCCGTGGAAGTTGTGGTCGGTCTCTCAGACATCACTGTTTGGGGGCATCGCCGCTCCTCAGCGGGTTAGTAGTATGGGCCTGAGCCTAACAGCCGCTCAAGTAGCGTTAGCGTTCGGGGCTGGGATGCGCACCGTGGCCCGTGTTGGGGCGAAGTGGGAGAATATCCCGGCTCGTCTCCGCGCGTTCCTCGTTATCGCATCCCATCCCTCGGCTCAGACGGTCTTGGCGCGTCCGACCTGGATTGACTGGTTGGCTGTTAAGGGTCCTATGCTGGGTGTCCTATACGGACCTGACACCATGACATGGTTCAATAGCTGGGCACAGCCCCTCGTAACTGAGGTGCTGGACCCGTTAGCGGCCCGTGTTGATGAGTTAGTGTCTCGGCTCTTTTTTGGTGAAGGGGAAGTGAAGGGCTTAGCCCGGCACTCTCCTAAATCGAAATACCCGTTACCGACCCCGGTAGAACGATACCTAGAGTCTAAGGTTAATACCAGCATCGTGAAGTTCCAAGAATCCGAAGAGAAAGCTCGGGCTTCCCTCAAGCACCTACAGCGACTCGACATTAAACTCCTTGCCGTACAAGCGTCTGCTATCTTTAAGCAGGTGGTAGGCGTGGTGGAGGACAGAGCGAGTGCAATCTCTGAGTTCGGATCTCGGTTAGGGGTAACCGAGTTGAAGGATGAGGCGGTTAAACAACCGATGTCAGCCATCTATGGTTTGTGGGAAAGATGGAGAGCTCGTGCCTTAAAGGCGAGAGTCGAAGTGGGTACGGGTCCGCGCGAGTCGCAAGGACCACGGCCTTCGGTGGCGAAAGAGCCAGATATAGTATTTCCGTCCGATCTTATGGAAGAGTCGGAGTAGCTGCGCAGGGGTCAGGACTGCTTAAATGCAACTATTTAAATGATAGGTTCTGATTGTTGCGTAGGTTCTTCGAATTTCTACGTATGGTCGAGCGGGGGTGCGGATTCGGGTACTTTTGGGTTAATCGCCCCAGGAGCCCGTCGGTGAATTGATTTTTATCGATTTGGTCACTTAGCTCGGCTTACCCGTCCTTTAAGGATGGTGCCGGATACGAACGATTTGGAGTTTGGGTCTAGCACGCCTTTACTTCGGATGGAGAACATCCAGTTACTTTCCTAACATACAATCGGGACCGATAGTCGTAAGACGTCGTTTCCCGATAGTAAAATTGAAGAGAGC